TCGTCTAACGCCTTTCGCAACTGGGCGACGGTCACGCCGCGACAGTGTCGGTCTGGTCTGTGGGCGGGGTAGCCGCTGCGCGTGTCGGGCCACTGGTCGCCTGCGTCAGCGCGCCTGTTCCGCCGCCGCCAGGAACGACAACCGATGTTGTCGCGTCGCCGAATTCGATATCGGGGCGGCGGACCAGCGGAAGACTGACGGTCGCTACCAGTGTCGTGCGGGCGTCGCCGCCGATGACGCCTGCGGCGAGACGGACACGGCCGGTCATGCGCGGCGGTTCCCCGTTGTTCATCCCGAAATAGGCGAACGCTTCTTTCGTGTCGTTCGCGTACAGGTAGGCGGACAGGCCCGCGGCGACGTTCGGGTCCTGTAGAAACGCGAGGTCGAGCGTGAACGTCGTTTCGCCTGGCGTCGGCGTTGTCGTCCCCACCTTGCAGAACGTCGGTGGGACGTCCTGCGTTGTCGTGTTCGGCGACGGGGTCAGCGCGCCCGACGTCGTCTGACACGTCCACGACGCCGATTCGGCTTCGTAGTCGGCGAGCGTGACAAGGTCGACCGATTTCCCTGCGGGCGCCTGCCAGTCTGGGGTGTAGCCGACAGCGGCTGTGTCGACCAGCGCGAAACCGACTTCGCCCTGTTCGATCATGAATACGACGGGATCACTCATACTGGGACCAGTTCTTTCGCTACGGGGTTAGGTGGCAGACACAGGGTCGACGCGGCGACCGCTTCGTCAACAGTGACGACCAGCGCGGACGTCGACGTCCCGCCGATATCTAGGACTGTGAAGTCGGCGAAGCGGGGTCGGAAACGGGCGCGCAGGGCGACGTCGAAAATCTGGGCGGACAGTTCGTCGAGTACGGCCTGGTCGTCGTCGGCGTCGGACGCGGCAACTATCCGCCAGGTGACGACAGCGACCTGGGCGCCCTGTTCGTTCGTCGTCGTCCAGCTGTGCCGTTCGATCCAGATAGTCGGCGACACAACCTGGGTCGGGACATACTTCGACACGCGCCCCGCGGGGAGTAGCGGGACCAGGGCGTCGAACAGACGCGTTCGGGACTGCGAGATTCGGTCGGCCATTAGGCGACCCCGAAACGTTGCTTGAGCGGCAACAGAATTTTCATGACGCCGCGCAGCGGGTCGGTCGACACGCGTATCGCCATTTCGTCAGGCGACCAGCCGTTCAAAACACCGAACGGGGCGTCCTTGCGACGGTATAGCTCTATCGTCGCGTTCGTCATCGCGGTTCGGACCAGCGGGTTCATCGGCGGCGCGTCGGGTAGCGGGTCGGCGTCGCGGTCCAGATAGTTCGCGACCAGGTCGGCGGCTGTCGGGATCTGCGCTTCGATACGGTCGACGTCGTCGTCGGTCGGCTGTAGGCGCAGGACGTCGAGAACGTCGCTAAGAACCTGGTCTGTGTCGACCCATAGCGGCGGCGCCATGCGTTACGCCTTCGCGGTCGCCCGTGTCGCGGCTTGACCCGCGACCCAGCCTGTACCGTCCCAGTGGACCTGGCCCGCGCCGCCTGCTGTTGCGGTCTGAACATATTCGCCTGTCGCCCAGGCAGACGTCGGCGTCGCGGTGATACCTGCCATGTTCGACGGGTCGGTCGGCGGGTCGGCGCCTGCGGGCGTCCACATGCCAGGTGTCCCCGCGGTCGCCCCTGTGGCGTTCGGGGCGTTGTCGTCGGACCCTGACCAGATGGGTTCCAGCCCGACAGCCTCGCGGTTCGGGTCATCGAAAATCGTCATGGGGTCTTCGTCACTTTCACGACGCCCGCGGGTTCGATGACGACAGCGTCGAAATCGCCCGCGTAGCCGACCTGCACACCCCAGACGGACGGTTCGACGACTTGTAGGTTGCCGTACTTGTATTCGAACGTTTGGGCGGCGGCGGTCGAGTAGACCAGGATCGTGCCCGCGGCCAAACCTGCGGACATGATGACCGACAGGCCTGAAATGGTCCCGACGTCGCCCTGGGCGTTCGGTGTCTGGAACCCTGACGAATAGGCGTTCGTCGGATTGATCGGCGGGAAGATAGGCCCGATCATGCCGAGCATGTCAGGCGACACAGCGACAACGGTTCGACCCTGCCCCTTCGTCGCCGCGAAGACTGCGCCCGCCGCGCCCCAGATAGCGGTCGCGACGCCTGCGCCTGTCGCCGGTCCTGTCGGAATCGCAGGCCCTGGGGTCGCCGCTGCGGTCAGAACGGTCCCCGCTTCCAGTTCGGTCGCAATCGCGTACTGGGCGGCGAGGTCGTTGACGACCATGTCCAGAATCGACGGGATGGTTCGGTTTATGTCCTGCTTCGACACGTTGACATAGCCGCCGAACGTGTCGGCGCCCAGCGGCGTCTTCGTCACCAACATTTTGCGGCTGGCGAGCTCCGTTTTCTCGCCCGCCTGCTTCGCGACCGATGTGTGTTGGGTGACGCGGGCATACGCCCAGGCGCCGGACCCCAGGTCGGTCGGTCCGAGTGTGGCGACCAGCGGGCGGGCGACCTGGATGTAGTTGACCAGCGGCGTGACAATCGACTCTGGAATCAGACCAGGGTTGTCGGCGGTCGTCTGGTGGGCGGCGGCGCGGTTGAACACTTCCAGCCGCTGTTGCGCTTCGTTGTCGCCGAGTTGCGCGTAGTACATCTCGGCGATGTACGCGCCCACGCTGCGATATTCGACCGCTGACGCTTGCGGGTTGCGGGCGGTCGCATACATGCCGACCAGTTCCTGTGTCCGCTGACGCGATTCGATAGCGATACGCGCCCCTTCGCGCAGCGGTTCCATCTGCGTGGCGATATCGCGCATGCGGTCCCGGGTCCTGTTGAACAGTTCCATGTCGGACGCCGACAGGTCACGACCCGCGGATTCCGCGGCTTCGACCAGACCGTTCGCGAACGTCTGTCGTTCTTCCATTTCGGCCTGTAGGCGGGCCAGCATTGCGTCGGTCGCGGACATAGCGAATCTCCCTGAAAATCGAAACGGGTAGTGGGGTTCCGAGTTCGGTAACTTCGCTTCGACTAGTCCGCGGGCGCCAGCCCGTCGCCCAGTGGTCGCCTGAACTACTGGACCGATAGTACGACCGACGCCGCCCGTTAGTCAATCATTGACTGGTCAGCGTGAACCCTGACCGTTCGGCGAGCAGTTCCAGCCGTATCCGGTCCAGGTTCGGGGTCGCGACCCGCGACAGCGGCGACTGGTCGTCTGCGGACCTGACCGCCAGCACCTTCGCCCCTTTGTAGGCGGGGTCGCCTGTCAGCCCGATATGTACCAGTTTCGCCCGTGTCACCCTGACCGCTTTGCGGTCGTATGTCCAGTCTTCGGCGAGCGACATGAACCCGACAGACGGGGACAGCAGACCGTCGTCGGCGAGTTCTAGAACTTCGTCGCCTTGCGTCGTGCGCGAGATTCGTAGTTCGGTCCGTAGCCCGCGGGGGTCGCCAGGGTGGAAGGCGACCACGCGGCATAGCGGGCGTTCCACGTCGTGGGCGCGGTTCACGGTCACGTCACCAGACACGCCAGCGAACGCTTCGGGGTCAATCGTTTCGGTCACCAGTCGACCGCGGCGCAGGACGTCGGCGGGTTCGTCGTAGGGGACCGCGATCAGGTCGATGATGCGCTGGGCGTGTCGGACTTCCAGCGTCGCCGCGGTCCTGTATTCGATATCGGTCATCCCAGAACCCCTAACGTGTCGACGTATGTTCCCGTGGTGGTGAACCGTTCGATAGCGCGTACTTCGTCGGTCGTCATGATTCCCGCCCCGACCAGAATCTGCCATGTTTGGGCGCGTTCCAGCGGGCCTGGTCGGACGTATTCGTCGCGGTTCACTTCCAACCCTGTTCCACGCGGGGTCAGCCAGTTCGCCAGCGACGCCAGCAGACGGTCCGCTTTCGGTTTCAGACCCGCCCGCCAGTGATAGTCGAACAGGCTGGTGACGTTGCTGTAGGTCATGCTGTCGCCGCCGCTGGGCAAACCCAGCAGGAACGGCGGGACGCCCAACAGGACCGCTAGCCGCGCTTCGGTGAACCCTTCCAGTTCGGTCATCGCGGTTTGTAACGGGTTCACGCCTGTCGCTTCCCATTTCACCCCGCCCGACAGGACCGCGGGTAGGCCCAGGCGGTCCATGCGCGACGTGATCCACTGGTCGAGCAGGTCGTTTACTTGTGTCGACGACAGTTCTTCGGGATGGGTCAGGATCGACGGGGGAACCCCGCCCGACATGGCGAATTCGGTCGCGTAGCGGGCCAGGACCGCGGCGGCGATCATGCGGGTTCGCCCGACGTCAAGCGGGCCTATCCCGCGGGCCTGCGTCGGCGACGACTTGTAACGGATATGCAGAACGTCGGCGGGGTCCAACAGCATCGAACCGACCCTGTACTGGCGACGGTTGTTGGCGTCGAATGTGACGTCGACCGTCCACGGTTCGGCGCAGAAGAATCGCGCAGGGAACCCGTTCGCATACCTGGACGTGGCGATCACTATCGCTTCGCCCATCTGGAAATCCCAGAACAGCTGGCGGGCGAAATCCTGCCAACAGTTGTAGACGTCGGGTTGCGGGTTCGTCAGCCAGTCGGACGGCAGCGACGCGGACGCGTCGACCAGATACGGCGGCATCGAAGCGAAAACGGAACTGTTCAGGTCGAGCGCCGCCCAGGCTGTGTCGGACAGGACCTGCGCCTGTCCGCCCCATAGGGGCGTGTCCCATTCGGCGGGCCACCCCGACCATGGGGACGGGACGATGCGGGCGCGCCCGCGACCGGACCCCGCCGACGCGTCCAGAACCAGGCCGTTCGGGTCGCCTGGTCTGGCGACGTCTTCGCCGACTGTCGCGGGTGGGACAGTGGCGGGGTCGTTCCCGTTGGGGGTCGTCGGGTCGTCAGCAGACGGGCGCAGACTGCGGGTCTGTAGACGCACAGCTACCGACGTTAGTCCACTGTTGACCATTCGGGTAGGTTTCGGTCCGCTGCGGCGACGTGAAATAGATGATTCACGGTTCGCCCTGGTCCACGCAGCGACACGGCGGGCAGAACATCATGCGTGGCTAACTCATCTCCGAGGGGCGTCCCGCGGTGACGGTACGCCAGGCGGTGAACATACATCTCCACGTCGCGCCGCGTGCCATGCAGTGAGAGCCGAGCAAGGTGCGACAATTCGGTAGACAGGTCACTCATGGCGCTGTTCATGGCTGAACCGTGTAGCCGTGGTTGGTCGCCCATTCCCGCGCTTCGTCTTCGGACGCGAACCCGTTCGCTTCGCCCTTCCCGTCCATGACCCTGTAGAACGACCAGCGGCGACGCCCCAGGACCGATGGGTAACTGACCAGACGGACTGTCTT